TTGGCAGAGATGATCTTGGTGGCGGACGTTGTGACGGTGACAGTGTTGTAGTTTGTGTTAGCCAATGGAGTATGTCCTTCGGACGGTTTCGTTTCTAGATCCGTGTTGCCTTTCTGCCGATGGGGATTGGCAGATGTTGAGACGCTTCATGATAGAGGCTTTTTCCCCAGGGGACGAGTAGGGAATTTCCTTGCCCGTGTCCGGGTCGCAGATGTTGGGGTCTGTTGTTAGCCCCTTTCCACAATCGCCCTTGTAGACGTCATCGTAGACACGCGGTCTTACCAAACACTCACAGTTATTACACACTTCGTAAGGTAAGTCCTTGTTGGGGTATATCTTCCGCCAGTGCGAGTACGTTGTCGACCCGCAAGAGGCACAGGCTGCCTTATGAGACATCCCTGGCCCCCCGGTTATCTTTTGCTATCCGTTCCTTGGCAGCGACATCGGCTCTCTTCGTGTCGGCGTCTTGTTGCTGAATATCCACCTGCCGGTTCCGTGACGCCTCTCTTTCTGCCTTGATCTGTATCTCGGCTGCCTCACCCGCTGCCTGAAGCTGTGCCGCTGTCTTCTGTTGCTCGGCCTGCTCTGCCTTCATTTGTTGCTGAAGCTGTTGCTCTTCTTGGAGGGCCTGCTCTAATTCCGGGTTATCGAACTCTGCAAAGTACATGCGACCGATTGCAGCCATCAGGGGTCCTCCCGGTATGGCTCCGCCCTGTATCGCCTTCTCAGCGGCAATCTCAAGCATCTGAACCTTGTTCTCCCGGTCCATCGGAACCGTAGATCCGGACTGGATGTCCACATCAAACTCCTCGGACCCCGTAGCACCCAGATCGTCTTTTGTTACCGTGAACCCACGCACGTCAGGCCCTCTCTGGTTCGTAATTCCACCGGGGATCCCGGCAGAAGGCCTTTGTTGTATCGCCGCAACGATTTCCTGCGGTTGACGACCCGTTACCCGCACGTAGTACGGGATATCGGCAAATTCGGCCTGAAGAGCGGATATCTTGGAGAAAATGTCCTCCATGGCGTCCTCAAAGGAATCCATGCGCTCCGCACGCCGATTCTTCGCTCCTCGGTCGATGAGGGCCAGTTCCCGGAATGTACGAGTGGACGTTTTCTCTGTAGCCCCTCTTTCCACCGCACTCTGGCCACTGGTGTTCAGAATGTTCTCTTTTCTGATGTTTCTGAGCGGATATGTGTCCGGTAGGACGTTCATAAACGGAATAGTCGTGAGTTTGTCGGGACCCACCTCTCGAAACTTCAAAATAGCGCCGGTATTCCCCTCTTCGTAGTCTTTTATCGACTCGGGGAGGATTTCGTTGCCTTCGGGGATGGCAATCTGCCTGTTCCCCTTCTTCACATGGTCATCGATGGTGTGATCCATCTTCATGAGCTCTAAAAGTTGGTCCCACCAGGTGTAGGGGTCTGGAACACCATAAGGTTCGTCATTAACTGGGTTGGCGTTGAAGAAACTGTAGGGAAAACCCTTCATTTTCTCGTACGGCCACTCTTTTTGGAATAGAAACTTGCTGACACCAGGGGACATGTACCGAATCTGTCCCTCTTGTAGGTCCCAAATCTCGTAAATCTGTGCGAAACGTGTGGAATCGAAAGAACTGCCGGGGTTGGTGGCTTCGCCTGCCTTGTGCCCTCCGTCTCTGGCATCTGCGTGGATAACATCGAGTTCTTTTTCTCTGAGCGTGGAAGCTTGCATGTCGAGCTCTTCAATGTGCTTGAACCCTTTCTTCTTTCTCAACTCTTCGATGGGCACCCACATTTCCTGGGCAATCCACCGGCAATCAAACGGAACATTCACCGCATCGGTGTTGAAGGTCATCTGCCCCCACGGAACACGGTAGAGGAAAAAATCTTCGTCCACGATGCTCTGGAGCTGCTGTCCCTCTTTGTCCACCATGGTGTCGAACTCCGCCTGAAACCCGACTTTCATCCACCCGTGCCCCACAAGCAGGCCGTCCAACAGGAGCTTTTTCAGCTCCCGTTTTGCTTTCTTGCGTCGGATGACATCGGTTATGAGAAGTTCTCGAATCTTCGCTTGCGCGATGGTGGCTTGTTTGATGGGGTTGACTTCTACATGCGGGTCTCTCAGGTAGAGCGAAGCAACTTCTGTCTTCGCCCAGGAAAATAAAAAATTATACGGCGTGATCTCTTCTGGCAGCACCCCTTCCCACCGGCACTTGTAAGCTTGAATAAATTTTGTCCAGTCGTAATCCCGTTGGTATTGTTTCCGGAACCTCTCGGCCCCCGAAATGCGGTCCTGCCACTCGGTTACTTGCTGCTCTTCGGTTGCTTTCTTTTCTTTTGCCATAGTGTAGATTCTTCCTCAAGTCGTTTTATTGTAATGTCACAATATTTCTGTTCCTTCTCAATACCGATCCACCTTCTTCCTGACCTCTCTGCCGCTATCGCCGTTGTCCCTGACCCAAGGAAAGGGTCGAGTACTGTGTTTCCCGCGTCCGAAAACTTTTCAATCAGGTATGAGCACATGTCAACGGGCTTCTGTGTGGGGTGCAAGCGGTTCCCCGTTTTACGGAATTTAAATATGTTTGGGTCGCGTGTACCGTTTATCAGCCGTCTCCCCCTGTGCAAAAAAAGAACGAACTCGACCTTCGGCGCAAAGTCACCGCGTAGATCACCCATTGATGTGTTGTTCTTTTCCCAAACAAGAACGTTCTTCACGTTGAAGAATTTACCAAGCTCTCGTTTAAATGTGTCTATCCCATGGAAACTGCAGAATACGTAGTGTGCGGTGTTCTCCTTCGCCGTGCTGTACGCTGCGGATGCGAACCTTTCCACCCATCCCATATCCCCATCGTCACCCTCTATTGGTTTGTGGCGAACTGTCCTGTAGTTGCTTCTAAAAGCCATCCCGTAGGGTGGGTCGGCCAGCACCATGTCTACCGCCGGGAGGTGGGGCATAATGTCTAAACAGTCCCCGTGGTAAAGGACACCCCTCTCTGTCCGATAGTAGGGTTCTATATCCAGTTCCTTCGCCTAACGACAGGCCCAAATTTTTTCTGTGTTTTTGTTCTGGTGTCGGGTAGTTTCTTCACCCACCAGTCCCAACTCCAATCGGGTGCTCTTTTGGTGGTAATCACTTTCCCTGTGGGGGTACGCCAATACTTCACTTGCTGTGAGAGGGCATCGATCAAATCGTCGTGCACGTTTCTCGGAAATTGTATGAGTTGGTCTTCCAGGTGGTGAAGACCTCTTCTGTGTAGCACACGCCCGTTGGCGTAGTGGGGGATGAGGGCACGAATCCTCATGGCTTTGTTTTCTCTCGTCGAGTTCATCACTTCTTCCACGACAAAAAACTTGTTTCTCTTTCTCATCTCCGCTTTCAGCATGTCCACCAAAACAATCTGTGCGACCTGAGTTTCCATCAACACCCGCTTGATGTTGTACAAATCAACCAGCCGAAACACTTCGTCGATAATTCCGTGGGCGTTAATTTTCTTCTGCTCGGCTTCCAAGATGTAGGTGATGTTGTCTTCGGTTGTCTTGGTGACGACAAACGCGGAGAAGTCGTTCACTTGGTTTTGCTTGAAGGCGGGGTCGACGGACAAGAGCCCCTCTACGGTTTTGAAGGTGTTGAACAGCTCGGCGTTCATGTCAAACGGCTGTGTCCAGTTTCTCTTAAATTCGATGGAATCTTCTGAAACGGGATTATTCATGTACTGGCAGGCAAACGAATAATTTCCTTGAAGCTCAAGTTGAGATTCCAAGCAAATCATCTCCTGCCACTTCGGGTGCGTTCTGTCTTTGCACACCATGTTGGGAAAGATCACGTTGTCGTCTTCGTCCAAAGCCCCCCGCAAGAACACGCCGAAGTCTTGGTTTTGGAGGAGCTCGCCGTACAAATCCTGCACCGCCCACCTTGTCCCGATGACAATGATGGGGGCGTTGGGAGCGAGATTCAGAGAGTCGGAGAAAAAGTCCTTCACTTTCTGTATCTGGTCGGGTGTCCCTATGTTTCCCCTCTCTACCAGGTCGTCGTGGATGATGAGGTCGTAGTGGCCCCCGGTGACGTTGGTCGTAATAGAGGCCACTGAGATCGTGGGCTCTTTAATTCTTCCCATCTTCCTCTGGGCAATCGTCAACTGGTCAATCGTCCACCGGGTGTTCTTGTTTTGAAACGGCCCGAACAAATCGGGCAACGCAGAGGCCCCGGTTAGGTACCCCTGTATCTGTGTCATAAATTCTTCACACCTTCTTAACGTCGCGTTCGTTATTAAGATGCGAATGTTGGGATTCACCAGCACTTGCTGGATGGCGTACCCCACTGTTACGAGAGAAGATTTAAGATGGTTACGCGGGATCAGGAGCAGCTTTTTTCTATTGCTAGAATTTTTAATAAATTCTGCGAGATCGTCGTGCAGGCCATCTTGCCAATCTTCCATTCCCAATACATGCTTGCACAGGAATTTTAAATCTGTCTTACATTTTTGCCTGATCTTCTCAAGCTGGGCTTCCTCCAAGGGCGGCCTCTACTGCCGTATTTCGATGATGGCCAGGTTGCTGTCGTCCTGCCCGGTTTCGGCCAGCCCGTAAAAAGTATAGTTGGAACCAAAGGGGAAACAAATGGACGAATTGGGGTTGTCCTTGTCGCCAATGTACCACCCGTTTGTGGCCGTTACGCCGCTGTGCGTCGCAATCCACACCCCGTAAGTGGCATCGATTCCCTCGAAACAAATCTGCGTCCTCCCAGCAAGGTCTGCGGCCTGTGAGTAAACGACCTCCGCCGTTGTCGAAGAAACCGCCACCTGGTCGATCACCACCGTCTTCGCCACGGTCTCTGTAGACTGAGGCCACCCAAAAGCACCCCCCGCCATAAACAAACACACACCCAACACGCCTAAGAACTTCTTCATCTTGTCTTCCTCTCTTTTTAAATAT